CTCAGCGCCTCGGGCAGCACGGACCAGGCGGTCACATTGGTGGCGGCGTTGAAGGTAACACCGCGCAGCGTGATCGTCTGGCTCGTGCCATTCGCCAATTGCAGTCGGTAGTCCCGGCCGATGCGCACCCCGGCGCGCGTCCCCGGAAAGGTGATCGTGGCGCCCGTGTCGCCCGCCAGCGCCGCAAGTGCCGCCATGCCCCCGACCGTGCCGATCCGCGTCTCGACTGCCGCGCCCCCGCCCGAGACGCCGCCGCCGGTGGTGACGGACCAGGCGGTGCGACGGTCGACGAGGATCTCGCGGATGGCATCGATCGGCCCGTGGCAGAGCGCCAGATGCATGCCCAGCGAGTAGCGGAAGCCAACGGTTTGCGCCTTGCTACGCCCGCCCATCGCATGCCTCCCGCTGCTCAGCGATCGTGATCACCGGCTCCACCAGCGCATCCCCGGTCGCGCGCAGCCGGTCGGCTTCGATGCCGCTGTCGAGAAACGCCTGCCAGTCGAACCCGTGGCGGCGGAACCATGGCCGCACGCCTGCGAGGCAATAGCGGGCATCGCGCAGGTCCTGGATCGTCACGCGGGTCACTTCTTGCCACCTTTCTTCTTGATCGGGTCCACCTTCAGGTCGCCTGCCCAGACCACGTTCGGCCCCGTGATCAGTACCGTCCCGAACACCACCGGGATCGGCCGCCCTTCCTCGGCGGTGGGCAGCGAGAAATCGTCCAGCCCCGCCGCCTGGGGCTTCTCGACCTTGGGGCGCGGGCTCAGCGCATAGGAAATCGCCGAGAGCACCAGCCCGAGGACGAGCCGTGCAATGAAGGTCCAGACCATGTGGCGTTCTCAGACGATGGAGCCGCCGCCGAAGGGATTGCGGCCGGGGATCTCGGGGAAGCCCCCGAAGTTGGCGAGGTTGCCGAACTTCGCGGCGCAGGTGGCGGCGCGCAGATCGCAGCCCGGGGCGATGTCGACGAGGACCGGGATCGCTGTGCCGGTCTCCGGGTCGATCTCCGGGGTGGCCAGCGCCGCCGCCAGTTCAGGCATCGGGCGCGACAGCGTGAGGATGTCCCCGGCATGGCCGGTGATGAATCCAAGCTGCGCGCCGAACCTGAGCACACCGCCCCGGTACCAGCCGGCGGGCTCGGCCGCCGCCTCGGGGGTCGTCAGACTCGAGGCATTGCCGGATACGGCCGTCACCGTGCCGGTCAGCCAATAGAGCGCGATGTCGAGCCCGCAGCCGCGCCCGTAGAGCGCGTGTCGACACAGCCGCTGGTACTTCGCCCGTACCCCCGCCCGGCGCAGCGTGCTGAAGATCGACTCCGCCTGCAGAAGGATGCGCTGCCCCTCGACCTCCGTCCCCACCACGCGGCCCTTCCAATGCGCGACGGTCTCGCCCAGCACCTGTTCGTGACCACGGAAGATCGTCAGCGTCACGGGCGTGTTGCCCAAAGGGGCCAGAAACCGCCGGGCGAAGGGATGCGACAAGGGCCAGGTCAGTTCCAACCGCCCGCGCTCGATCTCGCTCGTCTGCACCACATCGCCATGGGCGACGGCGGCGGGCTCCCAGGTGATCGTATCCCCGCCGCTGCCCGCGCTGGTCCAGGCAGTGGCGCGGCTGGTGAAACGCCAGACCTGATCGCCTTCCACGAACTGGTAGAGGAAATAGGGTCGGCCCTCGGCGACCGAGGCTTCGATGCTGGCATAGGTCATGCGGGCACCTCGACGACAGGCAGCGTGACCTCGCTCGCCACAGCGCCATGCTGGATCTCGACGCGGTCGGCATCCGCGCGCATCGAGGTAAGGAAATGCATCCTCGTCGCGAGCGAAACCGGCTCGCCAAGGTTCGAGGACAGCGTCAGCCGGTGATCCGCGCCCTCGGCGATGGCGGTCGTGATCGTCCGGAAGCGCAGCGCGGTCGGCATTTCCAGCAGGATCGCGCGGCCGACATAGGCCTGGAGCGACGCGACCGGCGCCACGCGCATCAGCGTGGATCCAGAGGTCATGGCTGCGCGCAACTGCAGCTCGCGCCCCCATGTCGGCAGCCAGAAGCTGGCCTGCCGCCCGCGAAGCGACCAGAGCCAGCACCGCAGGGCGTGACGCGCGGCGGGGCCCTGCGCCTTCAGCGTGATCGTCTCCCCTCGCTCGATGATATCTCTCACCGGCTCGGCCACAACCGGGCCGAAACCGTTGTCGACGTATTCCACAGCCCGGCGCAGGCTGGCGCTGAGCGGGCGGCGCACAAGGCTCGGGTCGGTCTGGACCGGGCGGCCGAGATAGGTCGGCAGCACCAGTGCGGTGATGTCCGCCGCCTCGCGCAGCAGGAAGCTGGCGTTGACCGTGCCATCTCCCTGCCTGCGGCGAGTGATCTCGACGGCTGAGGTCAGCACGCCTGCGCGGATCGGCGCGACCGTGATGCGCGGCGCGGCCACCGCTGGACTGGGCAGTTGCAGCCCCAGAGGCTCCGCCAGGATCAGCCGGTCGGCCAGAACGCTGGCGATGGACACGGCCGCCGCCTCACGGCCATCGACCGTGATCGCTACCAGTTCCCCGCTGCGAAAATCCGAGAGCCCCGTGTCGAGCAGGATCTCGGTCGCGCCTTGCACCAGGTCCGCCACTGGCAGCAGCGCCATGTGCCAGAGCGGCACATACCAGTCTCCGGCAAACCCGCCGCGGGCGAGTTCCGCAGCGCGCGCCATCCCCAGCGCGTCGAGCCTGTGCCGAAAGGTGACGATCTCGCGCGGCCGGGGTCGGAGCGCGATGCGCTGTTCGCCCGCGCGTGATGTCAGCACGTCGGTGCGCCATTCCAGAACCTCCGTGATCTCCTGCGCCGCCGGGAACGACCAGAACAGCAGCGGCAGTGGGCCTCCAACCTCAGGCATTCAGCGCACTCCGGTTGCGGCGGATGACGTTCAGGATGGCCCGCTCACCCGAGGGCGTGGCGAGGTAGTCGCCGACCACGGACGGGTCGAGCACGTTGATGATGCGCGTCGACATGTCCTGCGCCGGTTGGGAGGGTGCGCTGTTCATCTCGACCCCGAGCCGTCCGTCGCGCCCCCGCCGCAGCGGCAGGATCGCCTCGGGACCGGCCTCGCCCATCAGCCCGATGCCTCGGGAGAAGGGAAACACCGTCGGCCGGTTCACGACGCCGCCGCGCGCGAAAGCCGTCAGTTCGTGACCACCTCCAAATGCGCCGCCCCTGGCGAAGCCGAAGAGGCTCGCGAAGAACCCGCCCCCGCCGCCCATGCCCGAGAAGGCCCGCATCAGCGCGTTCTCGATCGGCTTGAACGCCAGCTCGATCAGCCGGTTCGCGAGGTTCTGCGCGATACGCGAGATGGCGCTGGCAAAGGTCTCCCAGGTGAACTCACCCGACTGGAGCGCCTCCTTGATCGGGCCGACGATATCCTGCGCCAAGCCTTGGGCAATCTCGCGCGAGCGTTCCTGTGCCGCGCGCACTGCCTCGGCTGTGGCCTCCCAGGCGCCCCGCGCCGTATCGGCCGCCTCGCGCAGCGCCTGACCCGCGCCGCGACCAGCCCCGCCCGCACGGCCAGCGGCCTCGCCTGTGGCCTCGAGCGACTCTCCCAGCCCCTCGGCGGCCGTGCGCGCGCCGTTCAGCGCAGCCTCCGCGTCCAGACCGCTGCCCGTCACCGCTTCGCGTAGGGCGGCAATGGACTCGAGCGGTGCTGTCGCCGCTTCCGCAACACCGGCCATCGTTGCGCGCAGGGCCTCGGCCTGACCGCGCGCTTCCTCGGCGTAAGCGCCCAGCCCGAGGTCCGGCATCGTGATCGGCTCGGCATTGAAAGCCGCCTGAAACGCCGCGCGCGCCTCGGTGCCGGCCTCAGCCGCCGACCCCGCGAATGGGTTCTCGATCCGGCCCAGTTCCAGATTGCCGATCAGCGAAATCCGCCGCTCGATCCCCAGCGCCTCGAGCCCGCCATTGATCCCCTCGAGGAAACCGTTGATCCGCTGCCCGACGCCATTCAGCATGGCCTCGACACCCGCGATCAGAGCGTTCGCAGCCTGGAACACAAAATCCCCGATCGCTGCGGGCAGCGCACCCCAGAGAACCTTGATCGCCTCAAACGCCCCCTGGAAGGTGTTCAGCGCCCCGTTCCCGAAACCGACCACG